ATGATGTCCGTGTCGCCGTTGACTCTGAGCTTGTAGCTACCCGAAACGGACGTGTCGATCGCTACGTTTGTCCCGCTGGCGCGAATGGGGGAGTCACCGATCGCCGTGCTTCCGGTGAATTGAGCGACGTAGCCTGAGGTTCCGCTGCCGCTGATGCCGCCGCCGCCGCCGCCGCCGCCTGCTGGTGGTGTGATGTCTGGTGCGCCCATGTCAAACCCCCAAGACCCGCACGGTCGGCGTGCCGGATGCCGAGAACAAAAACACGTCGTCGCCGCGATTCATGTCGAGGCGCAGCGATGCGCCGGCCACGATCGGGAACGCGGCGGCCGCAACGCCGCTGGCGTCGGTCGTCACGTAGACGGTGATCGCTGCGTCTGCGTTGGCGATCGTCAGGCCTTGCACGTAGAATCGGCCGGGATTGACGGGGCCGGTCGCGAGGCTGCGCGCGGTGGAGCTCGAGGGGCTCTGCGAGGTGAGCGCGCCCACGGGCGAGCCTACGGGGATGCCCGTCTCGAGCTGCCTCGGCGTCGTGGAGAGGGTGACGGCGTACTGTGTGATTTCGGCGTTCGCGCCGGTTCCGATCCGTTGGGTCATGGCTGGCCTCTGCGCGCGGCACGTGTCTCGGGAGGGAGCCGCAAGCCTGCCGCGAAGCTGCCTGCGTATCCGCCCGGCCCCGATGCTTTGAACGCCGGATTTGGCGCCTTCGGGGTCGGCATGAAAGTCTGCTGCACGGCGGCGATGTTTGCCGGCGTAAGGGTCGGGTCAATGGCGGTGCCGAACAAGGTGAAAAGCAGCACGCGCTTATCGTAGTCGATGGGGCGCTTGGACGCGCGAAGGCCTTCTAGCACCTTCGTCTGCATTGTCGTGTAGATCGCGGGGAACACGACGCGGAGCGTCTCGACCTGCTCGCGCGAGATTGTGCCCTGTGCGAGGTCGTCGGCGACCGATAGCGGATCGCTCACGGTCTTGACGTAGGTCTTCCACTTGGCGAGGTCGCTGTCTGTGAGGCGCGGCGCTGCGAATTGTGGTTGCGCGTTGTTGGGGTCGCCGTTGGCAACGCTTGGCGGCACCTTGCGCGCTAGGAACGCCTGGGCGCGGGCCATGGCATTGGCGGCCGTGACGGCGAGGCGGTCGTCATTGGGCGAAGCCATGGGCGTTACGGCGTCGGCGACGAGCTTTGCAGCGTTGTCGCCTTGGGTTGCGGCCATGACGGTCGCCATTTGGCGCACGGCTTCGGCTTGGTTGACGCCTTCTTCGCCGAGTGCCGTGGCCTTCACGGGTTTTTGCGCCGAGGCCCGAGGCTCCGGCGGCACGGGGCGTCCGGCGCGCGTCGTTGCCGGGATGGCTTTGAGCGCGGCGGCCTCGGCGACAAGTTGGCCGGGGCGCGCACCGCCGGCGAGGAACTTTGCTACCGCGGCGTTCATGCGGCTTTCGCTGCGCGCGACCACGCGCTCCGTCGCCTGCATCATGATCACGCGCTTCTGCACGTCGGCAAATTGCTCAACCAGTTTGCCGACGAGCGGAATGGTGCCCGTTGCTTGACCGATTAGTTTTGCCACGCTGTCGGCTTGCAAGAGCTCGGCGGCCTTCTCGGCGTCGTAGAACCCTTGGGCCTCCTCTAGCGAAGCAAGGATGCGCTTTCCCGAGGCGATGCCGCTGGCGATGCGGTCTGCGTGCACGCCGGGCTTGTAGAGCCGTCGCATGGTCTCCATGAGCGTCACGCCATTCTGAACGGTCTCCTTGAAAATGCGCGCGTCAAGCTGGTTCTCCAGGCTGCCAATGTCTCGCACGAATCCCGGCACCACCTTGGTTTCCGCGACCGTGCGCTCTTTGAACGGGTCGAAGATGTCCCGATCGGCGGCGGTCGTGAACTTTTGGAATCGCTTGGAGTTGGTGAGGTAGGGCGTCCACGCGGCGTTGCCCATGCGCTGGGCCTCGGCGATTTGCGTGCCGAACACTTCCGGCGATTGCAAAAACTGCCGCATGGGTTCGTATGCGCGCGTTTTTAGAGTTTCCTCGGCGAACTTGTCGGCGGCGTTTGCCATGCGGCCAAAGCCTCGCACGGCATAGTTGCCGATTTCTCGTTTGAGATCGTCGATGCGCGCAGCCATGCGTCCCGCGTCGATCGCCTCATTCCCCATTTTTGAGATCGCGTCGTACTCTTGCTCGAGGCGGCGCGAGAGTTTGTTGATCGCGCCTTTGGCTTCGGAAATGCCCTCGTGCTCAAGGGCTTCGTCGAGGGCGTTTTGGATCTGCGTGAGGTGCTCAAGCGAGGCGGCTTTGACGGCGGCCCCGTCGAGGGCGTCCACCTCGGCAAAACTCTCAAGCGTTGCGGCTTTGCTTTTCCCGGTGCTCGTCACTTGGCTTGCGCGTACGGCTTCGAAAAAATCGTTGAGGTCCGAGACAATCGAACCGGCTACGCGCTCCTTGCCTTCTTTGGCGGTCGCGAGTTGCTGGCGGACCATGCGTCCTTGCGGGCTCTCGGGGTCTTGCAGGGCTTTGGCGGTCTTTTCGATTTCCGCAAACCGGTCTTGCACGGCGCCCATGTTGGCGCTCGTGATGTTGTCCGCGGCCTCGGCGATCTGCTTGGTGTAGGCCTCACGCTCCTCGAGGCTCGCCGTTGCCGGCGGCGGGTTGGCGTGGAGTTGCTCGAGGTAGGCCTGTTGCTCCTCGATGGTCTTCGGCACGTTTCGCGCGGCGGCGATTTCGTCCGGCGTGAGGGGCGAGCCGGGCTTGGGCTTCTGCGCTGCGGCGGCGGCTTCTGCGGCGGCGCGCGTTTCGGCTTCGCCGGCGGAAAGCGACGCGAGGCGGCGCACCTCTTCGCTCATGAGGCTCGCTCGGCGGCCGGCGTACGCGCCCGCGGCGGCGCCTGCTGCTGCGCCCGCGGGGCCTGCCGCCACGCCCCCGACGATGCCGCCAAGAGCTCCACCGGCCACGCCGCCCACGCGCAAAGAGCGCGCTGCGGCACCTAGGCCCGTGAACAGCGCGCCCGTTCCCGCGCCCACGAGCACGGCCTCTTTGGCGCGCTGTCCGGCCTCGAGGAACAGCGAGCCGTCCGTTAGGTGCGAGGCTACGTACTCGGCGGAAAGCTGGTCGTTTAGCGTCACGTCCTTCGCGGCGGTCGTCACCGCGAGGCCTGATGCTTCGCCGATGCCGCGCGCGACGGCTTGACCGATGCGCGTCTGCACCGCGCGCTGCGCGAGCTCGCTACCCGTCTTTTCGGCGATGCCTTCCGCGAGGCCGATGGCCTTTGCGCCTGCGGCCTCGGCGGCACGCGCGCCGAACCCGAGCGCGGTCTTGGCTGCGCCGGCCTCGGCGGCACGACCTGCGGCCGCTGCGGCGGCGCGAGCGGGCGCCTCGACGAGGCTCTTGGTGCCGGCGCTGGCAATGAGGGACGCGCCAAAGCCTGCGGCCTCGGCGGCAAGGTCGATGCCTTTGTTTTCCTCGGCGCGGAGCTTGATGCGCTCAGCGGCCTCGGCTTGGGCCTTCTTGGCGCCTTCGACTCCGCCCGCGGCGAAGCCGATTAGGCCTGAGCCGGCGCGCTCGATTGCCTCGCCGATGGGCAGGCCGAACGCTACGCCGCGGATGCCGCTTTCGACCGCTTGCACGGCGGCCGGCACGGCGCCCGTTTGGCTCTCGCGCACGGCGTTCACGCGCGCGATTTCTGTGGCTTGGTCCGGCGTTACCTGCTTTGCGCCGGGGTTGGCTGCAATGTAGGCCTCCAGGTCGGCTTCCGGGCCTTCGACGAGCTGGCCCGTCGATGTTTGAACGTAGGCCGTCACTTCGGCCCCTTAGATGGGGCAAACGTCGGCGGGGCGCTGCCGGCGCGCGCGTAGATCGCTGCGCGCACGGCCTCGCGCTGGTTCACCGGAACGGCGCTAAGCGGGAGGTTTACGCGCTGGTCCACGAGTTTGCGTTGTTCGTCAATCCACGCTTGGTTGCGCACCGGGTCGCCCCCGCCGGCGGCCGTGGCGATTTTTTCGTCCTCGCTGGCACTGCCTGCGGCGCCGGTCAAGTCGTGGCGGTAGCTGAGTGTCGCAGCCGTGCGCGCTTGATCAAGCGCTCGCGCCCGTTCCGTGAGCGACGGCGTGGAAGCCATGACCCCCGCGCCGACTCGCCCGCCTGCTACGTTGACGCCGGCGCCTGGAGCTTCGGATGCCGAGCCATAGGCCTTGATCGCGTTCTCAAACGAGTCGAGGTGTTGCATCAGAGCCGGCAAATCCTTTACGCCAACGGCGGGCTTGGCGAGCTCGTCGAGGGCCTTTGACACGGCCTTGGGGTTTGCTGCTGCGGACGTTTGCGCGGCGGTGCCCGTCGCGGCCGATAGCTCGCCGGACTCGATGCCCTTCTCCATCGCGCTCCTGGTGAGGTCCGCTTCTTCTTTTTGCGTTTGCAGCGCGCGCTCCCGATCAAATTTGATCGTTGCCTGTTGCTCGTCGTAGGCGCGCTTCGCTGCCAATGCTGCTGCGGCTTGGTTGGCCTTCACACGAGCTTGGTAGCGTGCGGCGTCGGCCTCGAGGGGAAGCCCTTGGCGGCGGGTCTGCACGTCGAAAATGGAATTCCGCACGCCTTGCATTGATTCGGCGGCGCGGGCCTGCAAGTCGTCGAGCACCATCGCACCCTTGGGGCCGGCGGCGGCGAACGCCGTCGAGGCTTTGGCTTGGTTGCGCAGTGCGGTGTAGCTCTGCGCGAGGGTGAGGTTGCGCGCGGCCTGAGCGTCGCCGAGCAACCGTTCATTGCGCTCGAGCATCCTGCCGAGCTCGGTGACCTTGCCCTTTTTCTTCTCGAGCTCGGTCTTTTGCGCGTCGAGCTCGCGGTTGATGCGATCGTTGACGATCTGCATGGCGTAATTTGGCCCGCCGGTGAGCGAGGCGCCAAACGACCCAAGCGCAACCGCGAGGCCCGCGAAGATGCGTCCGGCGGCGCCGCCATAGGCCTTGTCCACGTCGATCTTGGTGCCGTCGAGCTCCTTTTGCGCGAGCTGATAGGAGTCGTCGGCCTTTTTGGCGGCGTCGTTGCGTTGCTGTAGGCGCTCCTGAGCGGCTTTGTACTCTGCCGCGACGGCCGCCGCTTCCTTGGTGGCAAGGTCTTTTTCGGCTCGCAGGCCTTCTTCCTCGGCTTGTAGCACGTTGGCCTGATCGGTCAGTTTGGCGCCGAACCGCGCGCTAGTGCTTTCAAGCTGCTCGCGGAGCGCGGTTTCCTGCCGCTTCAGCGCGCCCGTCTGGAACTCCTCGAGCTTCTCCTGCGGCGTCATTTTGGCGCGCTGTTTTTCGAGCGTCGCGAGCTGTTTCCGCAAGTCGGCGGGCATAACCTCGCCCCCAACGACGTTCAGCGCGCCGGCGGGCTCCGCTGGCGCCACGCCTGGAGCCGTGGGGCCGGTCACATTCATTTCGGGCATCGTGAGCCGCCGCGCTTGGCCCGTCACGTCGGTTTCGGGCATGACCACGCCCGGAACACGCGGCATGTTCAAAGGGGCTTTGGTGAGGCTCCCAGGGGCCGCAGCGGGGCCGCCAAGCACGGGCACGGCTTCGCCCATGAAGCCCTGCGCCGGCGTGCTGACGTTGCCGAGCTCGAGCGCGCCCGGCGATGGTGCCGGCATGCGCGCTCCGAGCACGGCGGGGTTTGTCAGGCTCGTGTCGAACTGCATTGGTGGAAGTGCGGCCGGCGCAAACGGCGCAGCCGGAACCACGCTTCCGAGCACGCGCCGGGCGTCGAAAGTGTCCTCACTGTGCGCGGGCGTGTTGACGCTGCCTATGTTCAGTGCCATCAGACGATCTTTCCGCCAAGGGTTGCGCCTTTGGCTGCGCCGGCGGCGACGCCCGCAGGGCCTCCTGCCATGCCCGCTAGCCCGCCAATGATCGCTCCGCCCACGGTGCCGATGCGGCCGAGGCCGGCGGCGCTCTCTTGGGCCTGCTGCTCGCGCTGGCCGCCGGCGAGGCGCTGAGCTGCAAGGAACCGCGTTTGCATGTCGCGCAGAATTTCTTGCTCCGTGGCGCGGCGCGCTTCGGCTTCGCTCATGAGGCCTTGGCCGAGCGATGCTACGCTGCGCAGGTACGCGGCTTGACGCGCGGCGGCCTCTTGCTCGAGCGCGCCCATTTGCGCGGCGGCGGCTTGGCCGAGCTGCCCGCCAAGGATGGCGCCCTCCGGCATGCGGCCGGCCATGGCTCGAGCCTGCGCGGCCTCTGCGGCCTGCTGGCCGGCCATCATGGCGGCGCTACCGCTGAGCGTCGCGGCGCGCTCTCCGAGCACACCGGCGGCGGCCTCCTGCGGAGCTCGAGCGGCGGCGAAGCGCGCGTCTGCACCCTGCTGCAATGCTTGGAGGCCTTGTACCTGTTGCCGGTAAAATTCCTCTTCCTGCTGCTGCGGCGTGCGGTAGGCGCGCTCGGCCTGCTGCTGGGCGAGCTCCTGCGCGTTTGGCGCGACGTATTGTGCGCCGGATTCGGCCCACGACGTAGGGTTTACGCGGTTTTCGCGGCCGGGGCTGAACGGGGACGGGGGCTCGTAGGGCATTAGGTCTTGCTCGGGATGAGGTAGGGCACGCCGGCGGCGGCGGCGCCCGTCGCGGCGCCGAACAGGCGTTGCTGCCGCTGCGCCTCGGCTTGGGCGTAGGCTTGGCCGATCTCGAGCTCTGGCGCGAGCGTGGCGCGCTGCGCTCCGAGGGCCTGGGCGAAGTCGGCGCGCTCGAGGCCGTATTGGGCCATTTGCTGCTGGCGCAAGAGCTCCGCCATTTGCGCGGCGGCGAGGGCGTTACGCTGCTGCTCTTGGGCCTGCACCTGCGCGGCCTCTTGAAGGCCGTATTGCTGGGCCTGCCCGGCACCAAGAGCACCTAGTGCGGCCGTCTGTACACCTGCGATGCCTCCGACGCTGGAAGCCGCGCCAAGGGTCTGCTGCGCGCTCTGCATCGCCTGCGTGCGCGCGGCTTGGCTCGCGGCCTGGGTGCCGGCCATCGCGCCGAGGATGCGTTGCTCTTGCTGCCCTTGGGTGAAGCGTTCTTCGGCGCGCTGCTGCTGCCCGTACATTTGCCGGATGCGGCGCTGGTACTCTGCCGCAACGGCCTCGGGGTCTTCGCCGATGTTGCCGACGCCGGTCACGCGGGTGGTCGGCACGTCGCGGCCAGTGAAGGCCTCGGTGGTGGCTTTGCCGACGTTGCCGAAGAAATTGCCGATGTCTTCGCCGATGCTTGCCATGGGGTGCCCTACTGCTTGCGCGCTGCTGGTAGTCGCTTGGTGCCACCGAGCGGGAGCACCTCGATGGCGAGGCCGACAAGCTGGGGGCCTTCGCCGGTGGATACCACGAGGGGATCGGTGTCGCTGATCGTAATTTTGACCGCCTGCGTTTTTTGGCTGCCCACTTGGAGCCTGACCTGCTCAGGCCATGAGCTGCCCGGCGACGGGGCAAGCTGCGTCGGGGACCATGAGCCGGTTGCGCGGACGGTGGCCTCGTCGAAGTCGGTGTAGACGTTGATGGCGAGGTAGTGGTCCGCCTTGGACCGTCCGAGAAATTGGCAGTTGCGAAAACGCGCGTAGTCCTGCGAGCCGCCGGGCTGAATCCATGCGGTTTTGGCCGTCATGCTCAGGTAATTCCCGAACTCGAAGAACGTGCTGCGGTCGTCGTAGATCCACCGGCTGTTGCTGGTGTTGTTGTCGCACACGAGCACGCCAAAGGCGTTACTGCTTGTCGCTGCGGTCCATGTGCCGTCCTCGCGGGTGCGCAGCACGTCGCGACTCCACTGATTCACGGCGTAGTTATAGACGAGGACCTGCTTGGCGCCTAAGGTCGAGGTCTGGACGTAGAAGCGCACTTCGTGCTCCTCGGCGATGTGCACGGCGGCGATCACGGCGTCGTAAGGGTACTGGCCTGAGGTGATGTCCTGCACCGGGAGGCCGATGGGCTGCAAATCGAGGCGCTCGCCGATCAAATAGAAGCGGCTGTCACTGCCAAAGAATAGCAGGCCCGGCGGGATGCTGACGACGCTCGCCGGGAACGTGCACCCGATGAAATCGTGAATCGACTCGGGGTCGCTCAGCGCGGAGCCTGCGCCGGTCTCGTCGCGGAATTGCCCGTACGTGGCGTGAATCGAACTCTCCGTGAAGAGGATAAGTTTATCGTTCAGGGTGCCGGCGGCGGTGCATCCGCCGTCGTGCTCCATGCGGATGACGTTGCCCACGGCGAACGAGGGGGCCTGATTCGCCACGGGGGCGTTGCTATAGTAGACGCTCCGCGGGTCGTCGGCCCCGCCCACGAGGAGCCGGTTCCGGTAGTTGACGGCGAAGCGTGCGCTCGCGACGGGCACGAACGGAAGCACGCCGCCGGTCGTGTAGATTGTCGGCGCGTCAAGGTCGGGGAGGCCGAGCGAGGTAGCCGCGAGCGTGCCCGCGTCGCGGATGGTGGTTGCGCTGATGCCGGGCAAGTTGGCGGTGGGTACGGATGTCCACCGACGCAGGATCGTGCCGTCGGGCTCGGTCACGTAGAATTCGATCGTGGCGTCGTCGCGGTTCAAGTAGCTGGCGCCGGAATGATAGATCGTCCAAGTGTCCTGCGCGCCGCTGACGGTCACGCGGCAAGGGTCTGACGGCGCGGAGCGGTGCACGTTGCCTTGGGCGTCGCGGTACGCGAGCACGGCTTGCAACAAATAGTCGCCGTCTTGGAAGTCTACTTGCACGCCGCCGCCATTTTGGCCAACGCTGCCGATGTAGGGGCGATCCACGATCGCCGTCTCTGCGGCCTGCTTGCCGTCGATGGTTTGGACGAGTCCGCCGGCGGTTTGTAGGCTTGCGCCGTAGGCGGTGCCGAGGGCGTCACCGGGTGCGCGCGGCTCGAGCGTGACGATGGCGAAGGCGAAGCCGCCGGAACCGTCCACGGCAAAGCGGTGCGGGATGTGCCATCGGTTGCCTCGGTAGAATGGGCGAGGCGGGGCGGTCGGAAGAAGGCGCGGGATGAGCGTTTGCGCGGGCGAGCTCGCGAGCGTCGTGCGGTGGTCGTTTGGTCCAGTGAGGACCATGGTGCCGATGTCGCCGGGGTAGTTCGCAAACTTCTCGGTCTGGAGCACGTTGCTGGTGTCGCGACCCTGCCACGTCGAATAGGACGAACCGAGGCCGAGCGGGAGGCGCACCGGGAGGCGGTTCGTTTGCGCGACCTTGGCAAAGTACGTGAGCCGGAACGCGCGCGCGGTGGGCGTTGCGGCGCTCATGTACTGGTCTTGGACCGCGAATCCGGTGTCGGTGCGGATCGAAAAGTGGTGGACGTAGCGGGCGAGCACGTTTTCTGGCGCGGTCTGGTCGATCTGGATGAGCTCGGCGAAGACTGCGGCCTCGTCGTAGCCAAGGCTCAGGTTTTCGAGCGTCTGCGCCACGGTGACCGTGCCCACGACGGGACACGCGCCAGCCTGCACGAGCGCGATCGCGGTGCTGCCCGATGACACGAGGGCGAGGCCGGTGGTCGTGATGACGTGCATTTGCAGCACGCCGGCGGTAGGCTGCCACGGAAGCGCGGCTGCGAGGTTGACCGATAGGGCCACGCCGCCCAAGTAGAGGCGGTTGCCAAAGAGCTCGAGCGACACGGCCACGACGGCGAGCGCGCCGATTTTGGCGGTGTTGGCCTGCGCGCTCAGGGCGAGCGAGCCGGCGGTGACCGTCCACCGTTGCAGCCGGTAGGTCGTCGTGCGGGACGAGTAGACGGCGAGAAAAAGGTTCACGCCGTCGCTGGCGATGTCGTAGGGGCAAAGGGGCCGATACCGCTCCGCGGTCGTGTAGCGGAACGCCGTGAGCTCCCACCAGTCGCAATCGAGCGCGCCCGCGCTGGAATAGCCGTTCACGAGCGAGCCGAGGCCCGTGGCCGTGTAAGTGCACGTGTAAAGGTCCACCGTGGCCGGGGTAACAGCGCCGGGGAAGCCGCCGAACGTGCGATCGGGGAAGGCCACCGAAATCACGAGCGTGCTCACGGACTGGAACGCCAGGATCTTTGGATAGACGCGGCCGCTCACGGTCGTGGAGGCCGAGTCAATGAGCGCGCGCGTCTGCGCGTCGTATTGGCTCACCGTGAGCGTCACGGCGGTGCCGGTTGCGCCTGTCACCTGCTTTGCGCGCGTGATGCGGGCCACGAACACGAAATTTTCCGTGGCGGCGATGTCCCAAGCGTCGTCGAAGTTGGCGGCGCCGGCGTCGTAGCTGGTCACGTCGCCGATTACGTCCGACACGGCGCCCACGGTCACCCAATCGTTTGTGCTACTCGGTGCGTATTGACGCGCCACGTAGCCGCACTCGTTAAGGATGCGCGCCGAGGCGCTCGAGCCACTTGCGCCGTCGTCGATGGCGTTGTCACGCGCGGCGTCGAGCACGACCGTTTGATCGCGCAGCGCGAGCGCGGCGATGGGCGCGCCGGCGTCGTTGAGCGGTGGGGTCGTCGTCTGGTAGCCGTAGCGTTTGCGCACGCTGCCGGGCGTGTCGAGGCGCCCGTTGGTGAGATCGGAAAGCTGACTAGGCGGCACGCGCCATGCGTCGAGGCTCTGATCGATGCCGCCGCCAAAGTCGGCGCGAACGATGGCGCCTTCGCCCGGTTTGGATGCTTCAGCCATGCGTCACCATACCCAAATTTTCAGAGCGCACGCGGCCTGCACGTGGAGCTCGATTGTTTTTTCATCGGCGCTGCGTGACTGCGCGACGCGGTGCGTGCGGTGGTTGCCGCTGGTCTGTGTGTCCACGACGATGAATCCCTCGACGGGGCGGCCGAGGGTGTGCGGGAGGAAATAGGTTCCCGGCGCCGCAAAGGTAATGAGCTCGTTCCGCCCACCTTTGCCGTCCGGCACGGTCAGGAACTGTCCGGCGCCGAACGGCACTTGCTTCAGCGCGTTGATAGCGTCGATCGCTTCGTTGGTGCGCGTGAAGCCGGCCTGCGATTGGCGCTGCGCGTCCGTCGTCGCGGCCTCCTCGGTGCGCAGCACGCGCGTGGGGATGGTCTTGAGGGTGCTCGTGAGCTGGGCGAGGAGCTGCGGCCGTCTGGTGAGCGGGGCGGCCATTTAGGGCCTCGGGAGCAATCGGCTAGGGTCGCCGTCGAGCGTGCGCGAGCCGTAGACGTTGGTGACGCGCTCGGTGTTCTGGGTCGCGCGGAACGGGGCGAGGCGGTCGATGCGCGCGCCAAGCTGCTGGACCATTCCCATCGAAAACGAAACGTCAAGCTGCTCTTTTTGCTGGCAGTAGGCCACGGCGCGCCAGATCGCATACTCTTCCCAGCCGTCTACGCCGTCCCATGTGTCGGCGTCGAGGGTGAGCCGCGGCGAGGCGGGCGCGTACCAGTGCCGGATCGTGTAGCCGGCGGTCGGCGCCGGAAGAAAGGTGATGTTGCCCGCGATGATGCGGAACGCCACCGGGCGGCCGGGGTTGGGTGCCGAGGTGCCGAGGAGCCTTGCGCGCTCGTGGAAACTGTAGGAACCGAGCCGGACGCGGGCGCCGCCGTCCTCGAGCTCCACGTACAGAGTCTCGTAGTGCGTCGCCGGGAGCGCGTAGGACTCGGCGCCGGTCGTCGTGATGACCTGCTCGGTGGCGTAGTACTCTTGGCCTCGAGCGCCCACAAGCCGATCGTAGAATTCGGCGAGGGCTTGGTTGAGGTACTCGTTGATTTCCGAGTCGGTGACGAACTGATTCCCGACGAGATCGGCACGCAGCCGAACGTCTGAGCGCATATCTGCAAGCGTCCGACTGCGTGCCATTCTCTCAATCCTCCATGCAAGCCATGGTGAACGCCTCGAGGGCGTCCGCCAGGGCTGTCTTGTCGCCTGCCTTTACCGCGTCGAGCACGTCACCGGCGAGGGCTTTTTTCTCCTCGGGCGAGTAGCCTTCGCTCGATGACGGGGCGTCCTCTTCTTCGCTGTCCCCACCCTTTGGGCCGCGGCCAAGGGCAATCAAGAGCGCGGGCTTCTTCATCAGACGCTCGAATTCTTGAGCACGAGGGTGAGGTTGATGCGGTTGTTCGCGTCAGCGGCCACGTCCGAGAACGCTGCGCCGCTCACGTCGTACACGCGGACGACGATGGTCTTGGCGGACAAGTCGATCGTACCGAGGTTCGACACGAACTTGTCGTCGCTGTTTGCCAGTTGGAGCGTGGCCGTGGCCGAGAGAACCGCGGTGTACACGTCCGAGAGGGTCACGGTGAACACGCCGGCTGCGCTACGCGCAACGCTGGCGACGCCGCGGCCACGGATGGTCGTTTGGTCGATCGCGCTCGAGCCGTTCGGCCCGAACGAAATGCCGAGCACAACAACGCCGGGGTCGAGAGCCCCGAGGAGCTGGATGAAGGAACGCCCGGCCATCAGTACACCGTTGCCGCGAGGAAGTTTTTGCCGCGGCCGTTGAAGCCCGGAGCGCGACAACGCAGGTTACCGTAGGAGCCGACGCGGATCTGGTAGGCGTCGTCATCGCTCACGCGGAGGAACTGATTGGTATCGTAATCGAGGATGTGCGGGGCCGCGTTAAGCGAGAAGAGGTCCCACGTGTCCATTTGGACCGCGAAGATCTCAGACTGCGGGACGTTGATGTCCGCAACGCACTTGACGGGGCCGGTGTCGCCCATGAGCACGATGCTCTGGAAGCCGATCTCCGCGTCCTCGATGCTCACGGCGCGGTCGTAGACGGTGCGCGAGCCGAGGAACTTGTTCAGGGCCGCGAAATCGCGCGGGTGCATAAAGCAGTGGTCCGGGCGGCCGCCTTCCGCGGCGATGTCGCTCACGAGCTGGATGATCGCTTCGTCTGGCGAGGCGCCGGTGCAATCGAGGAGCGAGCCACCAAGACTGGTCTTATCCGAGGTACGGGTGAGGCCGTAAATGTCCGCCGGGAAGAACGCCGAGGTGGAAAGGCCGGTTGCTACGCCGAGATCGGAACCGGCGATCCACTGCTTCATGCCGGTGACCACGTTGGAGTTCGTGAAGACGGTCGCGTTCGAGGTCGCGACGGTGCGATCGGTCGCGCGCGCGAGGTAGTGGCCCGCGGCAATGCTGGTGCCGTCGTTGACGGTGATGGTGCCGGCCTTGCGGTCCACGGCGGTGACGCGGATCGGCGTCGTGACCGTGGAGTTGATCACGGTATCGTACATGAACGCCGTGCCGCCGGTGCCAGAGAAGACACTGAGGCGCTCGCCAAGGCTGAAATTGTAGGCGTCGCTTGGGGTCGCGAGCGTGATCGTCGCGGTGGCGATGCTGCCAACCTTACCGATCGTGCCCGTGCCGTCGCGGAAGAGGTGGCGCGCGATGGAACGCATCGCGGTGAACATCGCGAGATCCATCGTGTCCTGGAACAAATCCACCATGGCGCCTTCATCCATGACGGCGGCCTTCATCGCCTCGCCGCTGATGGTCGCCAGCGAGTAGTCGCTTTTGCGCGTCAGCGTGAAGGTCTTGTAGGTGTCGTTGTAGGCCTGCGAGGTCTCCGAGGCGGCCTTTGCGCCGCTGAATGTCGCGCCGCCACCCTGGATCGAGTTGATGGTCAGCGGAACGTCAACGGACTTACCGACAAAGTTGGTCTTCTTGGCGAGCATCGCGAAGAAGGGGTTATTCTTGCGGAGCTCACGCGGGACCGTGTAGTCCGGGTACAGGAATTTGATGATAGATGCGGCAGATGCAGTGTCCAAAACGGGCATGATGGTCTCAGTAGGCGGGAGGTTGTGGGTTCCCCCCGCCACCGGTCACCGTCAGCCGTTGAGACGCCCCGCCTTCAACATGCCGACGATGTAATCCCTTCGGGCATCGCGTGACATGTGCGCCGTGTCTGGCGCAGCGGAACTCTTCTCGCCGGCTCTCGACGTGCTCAACGTGCGGGAGGGCTTCGGTTTGCCTGCTGCGGATACCGTTCCGGTGCGCGGCGAGCTGGTGCCGCGGCGAGCTGCGCGCTCGTTGACGTGACGATACTCTTCGGACGCGAGGTAGTCCAGGGCTTCCGCGATGTCGTTCAGGCTCGGAACTTTGCCGGTCTGCTTGTAGTAGTCGTCCTGGAGCTGGTAGGCCTGTTGCTTGACGAGCTCGGGGTGCAGCTCGGCACGCGCGGCCAAGTAGGGGAACGCCTCCTCATCCTTCGCGAGCGCGAAGAACTGGTGCTCCGCCGCGGCGCGCTGTTGGCTCATCTCCCGCTGGGCCTGCCCGGTGCGGTAGTCCTCGAGCTCCTTCGCTTGTTTGGCGATCTGCTCTTGGAGCGCGCGGAACTGCGCTTCCGGCGTGCCGTCCATGGCGGCGCGCTCGGTGAGGTCGCGAAGGTCCACGCCGAGTTCTTTGAGGCCGGCGATGGGGTCGCGCTGCATGGCCTCTCGAGCTCGGCGCAGTTGCTCCACCTCGCGGCGCTCGAGGTCGAGGCGCATCCGGTCGCGCTCCACCTCGGCGCGCTGCGCTTCGGCCTCGCGGCGCAGCCGGTTGGCCTTCTCACGCGCGCGCACCACGGCGCTGATGCGGTCCTCGGGCTCGTCGTGTTCTTCGGCCTCTGCGGCCTGTAGCATCGTTGGGCGCTCGTCGGGCGTGTCGTCGTCCGTCTGCGTCGCGGCGGGCTCTTGGCGGGGCGCTGGGGCCTGCTGCGCGGGCTCTTTGTTCGCGGCGCGGAGCGCGGCCAATGCGGCTGCGCGTCGGTCGTTGCGCTCGTTGCCGTTGATGCCGGCGAATTGCGCTGCGGGCTCTGCGGGGGCTTGCGCCCTTGGCGCGCTTTGTTCGATGTTCATTGGCTGTCCTTTGGTGGTCCGCTCAGGCTAGTGCGGGTGCCGGGCCTGCCATCTGTGCGAGCTCCGGCGGGAGGCCTCCGCCAGGAGCGGCGGGAGGCGGTGGCGGTTGCATGGCCTGCGTGAGGTCTTGGGCGCTCGTGATGTAGCGGCGCAGGAGCTCGAGGCTCACGGGGTCGGCGTCCTCGAGGCGAGCAAGGTTGTAGGCCTTTGCACCGCGCGCGACGATCATCGCGAGGTTATCGAAGGGCTCGGCGATGACCGGCATTTGACGCGCCAGGATCGCTTCGATGTTGCGATCGATGATGTGCTGGTCGCTTAGGTCCATGTCGTTCTGCGCTTGCAGGTCGGCGAGGTCGAGCACCTCGCGGAACTCGGGGATACCGATGGCGCCAAGCTGCAAGAGTTTCTCCGCTTGGTCGATTCGGCTCGCGAGGTCGCGGGCGAATTGGCTGATCGGCATGACGCGGATCGCGTAGTCGTCCTCGTCCATCGCCACTTCGCGCCACCGCATGACGGACGCGCGGCTTTTGCCCACGATTCGCACGGCAAACTTGGGATCGGCTTCGGCCACGCGCGCGGCGGCGTCGATGGCGAGCTTGGCGATCTGAATGTGCCAATCTGTCCATGCGCGGTGCATCGCCAAGAAGCCCTCGGCCTCCACGTCGTCGAGCGTCTGAATGGCGATGCCGCTCGTGACGCCGCCGGGCTTTTGGTTCGCCACGCTCATGGCGCTTGCGCCCGACATTTCGGTCATCATGGGGCCTAGGTCCGTGAAGTACCGGTAGAGGTCCGCGGCCACGGACGGCGGCGCGAACGGCTGAATCTGCCCAGGGTTGGCGCGCCAAATCGTGCCGGGCTCGTTGGTCATTTGCTCGGTCGTGAACTCCACGCCGGGCGCCACGATAAAATGCGCGTGGCTCATGAGCTTGAAGGTCTGCTGGAGCTTCACGGCCGTGAACTCGAGCTCGCGTTGAATCGGGAGGATGAGCTTGGCGAGGCTCACGGGATAGAACCCCACCGGCGGCGCGTAGAATCGCAGGATCGCCACGGGGAACGTGTCGGCGGTCCACTCCTCGTCAAGCAGGGTGTGCCCTTCGATGCTGATGTGGTGGCGTCCGGGGCTGTCGGCGGTGCCGATGGCCCATGCCTCGCACACGCGCACGGCCTGCGGGTTGTAGGCGTCGGTCAAGCGCGTTGCCCCGATGTTCGACGGCGGCGGCGCGCTCATGATGGCGGCCTCGGACTCGGGGAACATGTCCGCGAGCACGCCGCGGTCGAAGTCGTCCACGTAGTACAGCCGGCGGGGCGTGCCTCCGTTGCATTCGGCCTCGCGGAGCTTCAGGCACCAGGGTTTGAGGCGCTCAAAGGCCACGCGGCTGGGCTCGTCGTACACCTTCACGGCGGCGAGGCCCGTGAGCAGCCCGTCGCGACACGCCATGTCCGCGATCGTGTCGATGCGTTCCGTGGCGAAGAGGCCTTCAAGGAAAAGGCTCAGACCCTTGGCTCGCGTGCGCGTCGAGTAGTCGCCACCGGTCGAGACCGTCTGCGGGAGCACCTTGTTGCGAATGATCTTCGCGTGGATCGTGTCGAGGATGCGCCGGTACTTGTTGGGGACGAGGGCCTCCTCGTCGATGCGCCGATACGGGCTGCCCTTGCGGCCCTGCGTCGGGAGCTCGACGCCGTAGGCCTCGATGTAGCGCGCCCATGCGTCGAGGCGCGTCTGATCGAGCGTGTCGAGCTCGCGCACCGTGGACCATACGCCGTCCAGCGCGGTGCGTGATTCGATCGGAAGGGTCCACCATCGGATGCTTTGCGTTTGCGTCGTCATGTCACCATCTCCGGCGCGCGGCACGTCTGCCGGCGTCCTCTGCGGCGCGCTCGATGCGCGCGGCCTCCGCTTCGTACCACGCCTCGGTGTTGCGTTCATGCGGCGCCGGCCTTCGGTCGGGCACGAATTGCGCGCTGGCGAGCATGAGACTCGGCACAAAGTCGCAGTGGCGGCCGTCGCCGGCGGTCGGTAGCTCGAGGCGCACGCCCTGCATGGTCGTGGCGCGCCTGACGCGGAGCACGTCCTCTCGCATGGCGGGGTGCGGGTGTAGCTCGAGGCGCCCCTCAAGGAGCTCGGAGCGGAAGCGCGCGGCCTGTTCCCATCGCTCTCGCGCCGGCGTCATGCGCGGGAGGAGCGTGAGGCCCTGTTGCAACGCGAGCTCACTCAGCGGGTCGGCGCTCCACTGGTCGCACCATACGGCGGGCACGCGGTAGCGCGCGGCGATGGCGGCGATGTCGCGCAGCACGGCGGTCGCGCTTAGCGGCGCGTTCTTGCTGCCCACCCACTCACGCGCCACGTCGATGCGGCGCCTGTCGCCGTCGCGGCTCATGATCACGAGCGTCCACGCATTGCCGCGCGTCGCGGCGTCCATTGCGGCCACGTAGGACCGCAGCGGGTCGGGCTCGAGGTCGCCATGGGTGCGCGTCGCGGCGGCCACGGCATCCGGCGGCACGAGCGCGGACTCTGGCGCGGCGAACTCGGCGGCGCAGTCTACGCGGTAGGCATCCGGGTCGCTCGCGCGGAGCTCCTCGATGCGCTCGGGCGTCCAGTAGTCCGGGTTCATCGCCCAGCCCGGCGCACGCACGACCACGCGCGCGGCCGTTGGCTTTTTCCACGATTCCTGCACCTGCTCGAACACGGGGCCGAACGGCGCCCACGGCGAGCCGATCGCGATCAGCTGCGCACCGGGGAGCATACGGCCGAGGACCACGCGGCGCGTCTCGTCGAAGTTGACGGCGGCATCGCCCTCGCCGGCCATGCGTGGCGCTTCGTCCACGATGACGCCGGCCATCCAGCGCGAAATGAGCGAGGAGCCGGCGCGTTTGCCGGCCACGGTGCAAATCTCGATGGGCCTGCCCGATGGGTGACGCAGCATGAGCGAGTCGGCGCGGGGCTCGTCCACGAGGAGCTCGCGCAGCACCGGGCTAGCCATGATGCTGCCCGCGAGGTGCGAGTGCGCCACCTGCGCGAGGTCGAGGTCGAGCGATAGAATCGACACGCGCGGAATCTCGCCGGCCTTCAAATGCTCGCACGCGACCACTTGCGTCGCCCGAATGGCGGCGGCCGCGGCAAGCATGGTCTTGGCGGAACGGATCGACGCCACCACGGTCACCTCGCGAGGCCGCACGCCCACGAGCGCGGCCGCGTCGCCCACGGCCTCGAGGAGCTCAGGATTCGACGGGTCGAGCGTTGGATCGCCGTCCACGAGGCGCGCGAGCTGTCGTTGCAGCGGCGTTGCCGTCGTCAGCGCGAACCCCAGGCGGTGCGTCAGAAGGCTCTCGAGGCTGCCGAGCACTTCCCGTCTCTGGTGCGACCAGTAGGCCTGGAGGAGCGGCGAGCCGGATGTGCTCGATTCGCGCCCACGGGATGAGCGTGCCCGCGTCGCTGCCCACGTCACGAATGTACGCCCCGAACGAACCCAAGTCGAGCCGCGACGACGGCAAGCGGATCGTCTCCTGCATCCGGTTGTCGATGTGAAGGCCGCTCACTAGCCGGATCAATACCTCGTCCACGTGTCACCTCGAGGCGCAAGCGTGCGCCGATACCGTGCCCGCGGAGCTCGCGGGCCACGAAACAGAACCACGGCACGCCGCCCACTGCGGCGCACCAACCAAAGAGCGTGTCATCGTCGGTCTCGGAGCACGCGACCACGATCGCGCTCTCGTTCAGCATGGCCCGCACGACGAGCTCGAGCTCCTCGCGGGTCACGTGCCGCACAAACCGGTGCACTTGATGCAGCGCGGTGGCGGCGATGTAGGCCGCATCGGTCGGGCGGGCTGCGCGCGTCGCGATCATGCGTCCGCCAAGTGTGCGAGCGTCAGCGCCACGACGAGCACGTGCGCCACGCGGCCACGGTCCACGCCGACGCCAAGCGCGGCGAACCCAAGCACGTGCACGCCGGCGACAATCGCGAGCCGCGTCACTGGAGCGCGCCCACGTCCGAGGCCTTCGCCGCGGCCTCTCGAGCTCGCCGCGCCTTCTCGGCCACGACCATACGCTCGAGCTCCTCGAGCGGAATCTCCGCGAGCTGCGCCTGCTGCGCCTCGCGCTTCTCCCGCTTCATATTTTCCCATGACATGTCTCGACGGCCCCACTTCGGCGCGTGCTTGCGCTCGAGGAGCCACGCCGCTGCGGTCCAATGTTCCTGCGAAGCCTTTTTGATGCTCGCCACAAGTGAGGCTTCCGCCTGGCCTTCGGCCTCTTTCACCGCGGCAACAAACGCAGCGTAAGGTTCTTCGCCCTTGTTTCCCTTGCGAATCCAGTTGCGCATGCAGCCCCAATCCACGCCGGCAAACTTCGATGCCGCGCTACGGTAGTTCCCTGCGCGAATGGCTTGCAAAATCTTCTCCTGCTTGTCTGGGGTCAACGTCAATGGCTTTCCCATCATGCCTCGTCGAACGCGACGCCATCGGCCTCGCGAGTTGCCTTCTTGCCCGTGTAATCCTGCCACCGCTTGACGATTACGTCCACGTAGCGCGGGTCGAGTTCCATCAGGCGAGCGACGCGGCCTGTCTTTTCGCAGGCGATAAGCGTTGTTCCGCTGCCTCCAAACGGGTCAAGCACCACGTCGCCTCGGTTCGAGCTGTTGCCGATGCAGTATCCGACAAGCTCGACGGGCTTTGCGGTCGGATGCCCAGGATTCTCAGATCCCTTCGGTCGGTCGAAGTTGAGCGTGCTCGACTGCTTGCGGTCGCCTGCCCAGGTATGGGCCGCACCCGGCTTCCATCCGTAAAAGATCGGCTCGTGCTGGTAGTGGTAATCGGATCGGCCGAACACGAACGCGGACTTGATCCAGTTCAGCGTATGCCGCCACACGTCGAGATCCTTAAGCACGGTGCCGAAGCAGTGAAAGAGCGGCCCCGCCGGGGCCGCGACGTACCACGCCGTGCCGTCTCGGCAGTGCGTGAAGGCCGTGCCGAGAGATGCGCGCAAGAAGTCGGTCAGCTCGTCGTCGTTCAGCGCATCGTTTTCGATCTTCATGCCCTGAGCTTCGCGTTTCTTTTGGTACTTCGGATCATGCGAAACGCCGCCAACGTACGACACGCCATACGGCGGGTCCGTCCAGACAAGATCCGCCACCGCTCCCGCCATCAATGCTCCAACCGCATCCACGCTGGTCGAGTCGCCGCACACGACGCGATGCTTCCCGCAGAGCCACACGTCGCCGAGCACGCTGCGCGGCGACGCCGGGGCTTCCGGTACGTCGTCTGGATCCGTTTGGCCTTCCACGATGGACGCCTCGCCCATCAGTGCGTCGAGCTCGTCTTGGCCCCATCCCGCGAGCTCCGCATCGTCCTTGCTCACCTCGGCCAAGAGTTTGCGAAGCTGGTCGTCGTCCCATTCTGCAACCTCGCCGAGCTTGTTGTCGGCCAGGGCCAAGAGCCTCGCCTCTGCCGGGTCCAGCTTCAGCGTCCGCACGGGCACGCGGTCAAGCCCGAGCTTCTTTGCGGCAGCCCATCGCGTGTGTCCGGCGATGATCTCCATGCCTTCCTCGCGCACGATGATGGGGCTCGCGAATCCAAATCGTTTGATTGACTCCGCGACCTTCGCCACCGCCTTGTCGTTCCGCCTTGGGTTTTCGACCCATGGGCTCAGTGCGTCAAGCGGCATCCATTCGGCTGCGATCTCAGGCTTGGCCTTCATGCTGGCGGCTTTCTCCTCGTGCTGGCGAGGCTGTCGATTTCCGTTAGCATATCCCCACGGCAACACAATCGGGGATCCGATTGCGCTTGACGGTTCCCTCTCTCTCCCCTCAGACTCCCCTCTCACTTCCTCCGGCATGCGAACCGATCTTCGATGATCGATCTGCGATCGCGGGCGCGCGCGAGGCTAGTGGTCGTCCATGAGCGCGGCGATCTCGCGGCGAAGGGCGGTGCACTCGGAGCGGAGCTTGTCGCGCTCGTCCATCATTTGCTTCGCGAGCTGTTGCGCCTCTGCGGCCTGCGCGCGCAAGAGCGTCTCGCCCTCGGAGTAGGTGGCCCATGGTGCGCACTCCAGCAATGCGCGCTCGTGGTCTCGCTGCGCCTCCAGCTCCCGCACTCGCGCGATGAGCGCGGGGACGTCCGTCCGGGCGCTCGCGATGAACTCCGCGTCTCCCTGGCTTGCGCTGGCAACTGCGAAGACGCAAATCGTTTGCCCGCTGTACAACGGCGCAACCTCTCCAACAATGTCCGTCGATGGGTCCGCGATGTAGCGGCGGTCCCCGCACGAGAAGCCCCATGGGCCTTTGGTAGCCGCGTTGGCGCGGCGCTCGATTCTATCAAGGTTGACCATGCTGCTCCTCCGCCATCGCTCGCGCTGCGGCGCGGATGAGGTCCATGACCTTGCCGAAGCTGATCTCCCCGTCGTTGTGCTCGCGAAGCGCCTTCCTTACGCCCTCGTAGCTGAGGCCGTAGGCGCGCATTTGCTCCACGTCGGCGGCGCGCAGCTCGGCGAACTTACGCGAGCCAAAGATGCGCGTGCGCTCGCACTCCGCCTCCAGCTCGCGCACGCGCGCGACGAGCGCGGGCACGTCGGTGCGGGCGGCGGCGATGAAGGCGGCGTTGAGTACGTCGAATTGAGCGTGGCCGACCCTGGCGATCTGCATCGAGCACGTCTGCGAGTCTGGGGCTTGGCCCCACACCTCGGAGCACACCTGATGTCGGTCTCTCCACGGCCCCGGCGTCGCCGCGTTCGCGCGGCGCTCGAGTTCGTCGAGGTTCATGGCTCCCCCGGAATCGGCAGGGCGCGGACGCTCTCTGCGATCTCATCGGCTGTGCGCTCATCGGGTCGTGTCTGCCATGACATGCTCGTGAGCACCATCGTCGCACACGCCTCTCGCATCGCTTCCGCCCCACGGCGGTAGGATTCATGGTGAGGGACGTCATTTGGCTCGATTCCGGTGCGCACCCATCCCGCGATCCATTTTGCGTTTGCCTTGTAGAGCCGCTCCACCTCGGCGCGCGCTTCGTCGCGCTGGTGCGTGAGCCCGGCGATCTTGAGGCACAGCGCGTCTTCGGTCAGTTCCTCGTTTCGCTCGTTGGCGTACTCGGCGAGGATGAAGGCAAGGTCGCCGCGCGCTTCGTCGCGCTCGCGCGTGGCCACTTCCAACTTGGCTCGTAGTTCTTCGATGGTCATGGCTTCCTCCGTCGCGCCACGCCAAGCCACTTGTGCACCATGCGCTCGTGTCCAAAGGATGCGGCTTCGTCGTCGTTGTATGGCGCAAAGTCGATCGAAATGCCGTCCGTGTCGCCCTTGTCATCAAGGCGAAAAACCATCGTCTCGTGCGTTCGCTTGTATCCGATGTCTTGGCGCGTCTTGGCTCCGCGCGGCCAGTAGTCGCCGACCGTTGACACGCAGTAAGGACCGACGTGCGTGTGACGTGCAAAGCGGCACCAAGCTCCGCCGCAGAAATGCCCAGGCCCCTCAAAGTCTTCGCGTGTTGCGCTCATAGCTCCGCCCCCTTCTGCTCGTTGCGCCGGCACGCGCCGCACGCCGTGACCTTTGCCTTCAGGTCCGCTTCCCACTTGGTGGACGCATACCCGCACTTGCATCGCACCGCCCATTTGCGGCTGAGATTGTTTGGCCCGTCTTGCACGAGCTCCACGAGCGTCCAGTCGTTGTGCTTGTCGCCGGGCTGGCGCGTGCGCTTTCGGAGGCATCTGCGCTTGATGGTCATTGCTGCGCCTCCTTGGCACCTTTACGGGCCTTTGCTGCGCCCGGGCTACCTGCGGTCGTTTTCTTCCGCTTAGGCGCGTCTAGGCCCCACGACGGCGGAGGAAACCCCCTGCCCGTCTCGGATAGGCGCCGGACGCGAATCACGAGCTGATGCCATTCGGCTTCATCGGTCTGGATGAAGTCCACCGTCAGCGAGCGGATTTGAGAGTCGTTCCGCCAGAGCTCGGCGCCGGGCGCCTCGCCGCGGTGGAGCTGCCCGGCGTCCATGACGGTTTTAGCGGCGTTGTCGAGGTCGCCGCTTTGCTTCGGCGCCCAGAACGCGAGGTCGAGGCGCATCGGCCCGGCGCTCTGCCATGGCGAGGCCTCGCCGAAATGGCCGGCCTCGAGGATGCCGCGTGCGTACGCGAGCGAGGCCGCCAGCTTGGCGGAGTGCCGGCGGTAGGTCGTCGGCATGAACGTGCCGCGTCCGGTGACGCGCGGGCGCGGGCTCGGGACCATGGGCGCGTAAACGTGCGCCACGAGATCCCAGCCGAGCTCCTCGGTGACGTGTACCTCGTAGCCGCCGGGCACCTCGTGCGCGTAGGCGGGGACGTTGATCGATTCGTGCTTCATCGTGTCTTCCTTTGGGTTAGTCGAGCTCTGCAATTTCGATGGCGGCCTCGCTGTCACGCCACGCGGCCTCGAGGGCCTGCCACGCCGCCACGCTCTGCGCGCGGTCGTGGAAGTTGGACGGGCGCTCGATGCCGGTCTTGACGCACTCGGACCAGAGCCACGCGGCAATCTGGCCGGGGCTTGGCGTTGCGCCGAGGTCCATGAGCATGGCGGCAACGATGGTCTCAGCCGGGCGCTGTCGAGCGTCGGCGAGGCGGACAATGCGGGCGAGGTGGTGCGGGTGAATGTCAATCATGGCGTCATGCTGTAGGTTTCGCGGGTCGCATCCCACGTCATGCGAAAGAAGGCGGCGCGACCATCGCGGGCCTTTTGGATGCTTAGCGCCGGCTCGGCTTGCGGGCCGGGCTCCGCTCCGGGCAGCGGGCGCGAGAAGAGAAGCACCGTGTCAGCGTGCCGCAGGATCGCGTAGCTGTCGCCGATCATTCCGCGCGTAGCCTTGGCCCCGGCCTTTTCGGCCTCGCGATTGAGCTGCGCGAGGGCGAGCACGGGCGCGCCGATGGTGCGCGCGAGGATTTTGAGCCGGCGCGCGTACTCGCCGAGGAGCTCGTGCTTTTCCATGCGTCGTCGCGCATCGTCGCCGGTCGGGTCGAGGATGCCGAGGTAGTCCACGACAATGAGGCCGAGCCGCTCGCCGCGCTCCTCGAGGCGTGCCTTGAAGGCCTTCGCCCTCATGGCAACGTGGTCCGTGCTCTGCCCGGCATCGCACGACCACTCGACGCGAAGGCCTTGGCCGACGAGCGAGCTGATACCTCGAATGAGCTCGGCGTAGGCCTGCGACTGAAGCTGCGCCGGAAGCACCTCGGGGCGGTGCTCGCAGCCGTACTCCTGCCGCGCCACGCGGGCGAGGTTGGCGCTCGCGGGCATTTCGAGGCCTACGAACATGCACCAAGAGCCGGCGGCGGCGCACGCTCGCGCGTACTGGATTGCGAGGACCGTCTTACCGACGCCGGTTGCAGCGGCGAGCACGGTGAGGCTGCCGGGGCTGAGCTGCACGCAGGCGTCGAGTCCCGGCCATGGGCTCGGGGTGGCGGCGACGGTGCGAGCCGTGAGGCGCTCGAGGAGCTCGTTGGCGGCGTCCTTCGTGCTGATGAGGCCTTGCGCGCCATCGGCCACGCGCGGCGTCACACGCTCGAGGAGCTCGGCGCGGAGCTGCTCGCCGTTTTCGGCCATGCCCTCGGCACGGCCGGCAACCTCGGCGCACACGCGGCGAAGCTCTCGGAGCTCGTGGGCGTTGGTGAGCTCGCGCACCACTTCCTCGGCGCGCTCGTCGTTGTCGAGGCGGCCGCGCTCGAGGTAGCCGGCGGCCTGCTCGCGGACGGTGAGCCACCAGCCACGCCATCCGTCCGGGCTCGCGGGCACGGATGCCTTGGCGCTAATGAGGCGCTCGAGCACGTTCCACCCGGCG